AATCTGCAAATATACTTAATTATACAACCCTGAATAAATGATAGGTTATTCTTTGAAATAAACTCGATTGGTTGGATTTTAAAGCTAGTGTAGTGGCTACCCCCTATTTGCTTGTCAGTAGCTTTCTCTGTGGCTCTATCGTCCTCTAATGATGGTTTATTAGACAATTTTACCTATCCAATCCCCTTTATTGTTTAAAACCATAGGAAGTAGTCTTGGAATACCATTTAAGATAACTCCACAACCTAAAATAAACCTTGTCTTAAAATTCTTGGCATAAGCAAAGGCCATAGACTTTTGATTAATTAAACAACCTACATTCATACCAAAGAATAGATTGTCAGGATTGGCCCAATAGCTTATTACAAATTTAGTATGATAATGACCCTGAACTGCTGACATACCCATAGCTTGACTTACCTTTAATACATCTGCACTTCTTCCATGTGTAAAGAAACATCTTTGACCATTAGACATTGTAAGAGTTAAATCATCTACCCACTTCCATTTTCTAGTACCTAAAAAATCTCCATAAGGTTTTAAGAATTGTTTAGACATTCCATATTTTAATGCTCGTCTATAAACTAAACTTGAATGGTTACTATCAACTTCTGTAACTTCTGGAAATATTGCTTCTAATTGTTGTATGTATTCTTTGGCTTTATCTAGTTCCATACCAGCCGAGTACAAATCAGGATTATGTTCGTGCATAGATATAGCATGAAAGTCTAATAGGTCGCCAATGTTTACTATTCTATCTGGTTTAAATTCTTTTTTTATTTCTTTTAAAAATGTTATTGAATCCTTATGTTGATAAGGTAGGTGCATATCAGAAATGACAAGTATTTTTTTATTCTTCATACAAGCATAACTTGTACCTTATTTTGATAATAATGTAAATATTACATAGCCCATAGCACTTATAAGTGAGCCAGTAGAAATTAGTAAAATTTTTTCTAATCGTTTTACTCTTTCTTCTATTGAGTGGATTTTATCGTGAGTTAGTTTTTGCATGATACGACAAAGTTTTTCGTGTGATTCTATTTTTTGTAATGCGTTTTGTTTAGCCATTACTTTTTCTTTCTTGGCTTATACTTTTTGATGCCTTGTGAGATAAATATGTTTTTATACAAAGAAACTTTTTTACCAAACTTCTTATCTGCTTTTCTTTTTACAGCTTTATATGCTTTAGACTTCTTGTTAAAAGATTTTGGTTTCCCTAATTTCTTTGGTCTAGCTTTAGCATATATAGGTTTCTTCATAGCCATTAGTATTTTTTCTTTCTTTTTTTCATAGCTGAATCTTTCATCAGTTTGCCATTTGGCATTCTGTGATAACCTTTAGGAACTTTTTTAGTTTTCTTTTTTTTAGCCATATTAATTACTCATCTTTCCACCAGACCATTTAGTGTCTGCTAATCCATTATTATAAGATGAACCATCATATGTCAAAACTTGTTTTCTATTAGAGCCATCTTTATAAGAACAATGAATCCAACCACTATTAGGTTCTCCATCTTTCCAAAATTCTAATATTAATTGGTCAAAATCACAATGGTTTTGAATCCACAAAGCTACTTCAAGATTTGATACACCAGCTATTTCAAAATCTGCGGCTTCTCCTAAACAATGTTGTGATGTTGCTTTTGAACCTATTGCTTCTGATAATTCTGGGCTTCTATATCCAGATGTAATTGTAACAGGCTTATCAAACTTAACTCTTACAGGCTCAAGTATTTCATAACAAAGATCGCCTAAGTTTTTTATCTCTCCACTACCAGCTTTATTCTTTATGCCTTTTCTTGTAGCAGTTTGGCTTTTTTCAAATTCTTCTAATGTAAAATGTTTAGATAATTTCATAATTATCTCCTTTTGAGATTTAAAGATTTTATGGTTTCGTAGGCCAAGTGGCATTTTCACATTTAGCAACTGTATCTTTTCCTGTTGGTAAATCTCTTAATGCTTGTCTATAAGTGGTCATGTCAGATGATAAAGTATTATCTGATAAAGCTAAATAATCTGTTTCAGCAAGTAATCTATTTCTTTTTTGTCTTAATGTTTGTAATGCTCTAGCTGGTGCTTGATTTGCATAAGCAGTTTCTTCTGCATCTCTAGCCGCTTCTTCTTCAGCAGTAAAAGGAACTTGTATTCCGTTAATTAAATGGTGTCTAGGCATAGTTTTATATACTCCTTTTTATTAATTTTATCAAGATATTCCATATAATTTTATTACTCCACTATCAATATTACCTGATGACATTTTAAACTGAACTGCATTAATTGCTGATGTTGTATTTCCATATCCAGCTACAAAAGTGTTTATTGAATAATCTGTACTTGAAACATCACTATAAGATTGTATGCTTGATATAAAGTGTTTTACAAAAACAGTACTGCTTGGCGAAAAAATTTTAAAAGTTCCACTAGCAGATTCATCATTTCCATTTCCTGTTTGATAACTTATATCTTGAAAAGAAGTAGATTGTGCTAAATCTCTTGCTGTATCATAATTTAAATTGTTAGAAGAATCATTTTCTGCATTATAAGCATGAAAATAAGTTGTAGTTTTTGTAACATTATAATTACTCCCACCATCAATAGATAAATTAACTTGAAAATATGTGCTATTAGTAGCTGGGTGAATATCATAAAACTTAAACACATACTCATCATAGGTGCTATCAATACCAGATGTAAAACTTATTGTAGATGAACTTGATGCAGTTTGAGTTTCAATTAAATTCCAAGTTCCACCAGCCGCAACTGTTTTAAGTAATCCTGTGTGTCTGCTTGAATTTGCTGATATTATTCCACTCATTAGCTATCCTTTATTCCATAGAGTTTGATTGTGCCAGAATCTATATTGCCAGATGACATTTTAAATTGAACTGCGTCAACTGCTGATGTGGTATTTCCATACCCACTTATGTAACTGTTAAATGACATATCTTGTCCCTCAAGCATTTGAGTAGTGATTAAAAAATGTTTAGCAAATGTTGTACTAGATGGGTCAAATAAATAAAAATCTCCAGACAAACTTTCATCATTACCATTTCCAAGACCACTACCTAAATTTTGAAATGCTGTTGATTGTGCTAAATCTAAATCTGCTCTATATTCTAAAGGTGGTGGAGTAAATTCAGTTTCAGCATGATAGTTTAAAAAACATGATGTCGTTTTTGTAACATTATAATTACTGCCACTATCTATACTCATATTCATCATAAAACTTTCTCTATCAGAAGCTGGGTGAATATTTATAAACTTAAAAACATAAATAGGAAATGTGCTATCCAAGACTACATCTGAACTACCATGTACAAATGATAAAGTTCCTGAACCACTTGCAGTTAGTGATTTAATTAAAGTCCATGCACCAGCACCAGCAGTTGCTTTTATAAGTCCAGATGGTCTGCCTAAGTTTTGTGAAATTATACCTGTCATGATGTTAATCCGTAAAGGCAAATATCTCCAGCATCTATGTTGCCAGAATTCATTTTAAATTGTATTGCGTTTATTGCAGATGTAGTGTTAAAATATCCAGCTTGATACCAATTTATAGATATATCAGATGCGTGATAAGAATTAACATTAGACATAAAATGTTTTACAAATGTAGTTGATGATGGATTAAATAATGTTAAATAACCACTTAAACTTTCATCATTTCCACCACCATGACCACCAGCTAATTTTTTAAAATTTGTTGTTTGTGCTTCATCATCTGATGATTGATAACCTAAAAAAGTTGCACTATCATCTTCATGATGACGAGCTAAAAAAGATGTACTTGTCAATGTTACTCCATAACTTGAGCCACTATTAATTGATGTTTGAAAATGAAAAGTTACATCATCATTAGCAGAATGAATATTTTTAAAATAAAAAACATACTCTTTAAAAGAAGAATCTATTCCAGAGGTAAAAGATATATTTGCTGAACTACTTGCAGTTTGTTTAGAAATTAATGTCCAACCACCACTTGCTGGTGCTTTAACTATACCTGTACTATCAAGAATATTTGAGGCTACAATTCCACTCATTTATATTCCTATAATGTTTGATCTAAATAACTTACTACTATATCTACATTAGCTGAAGATGCAGTTGCCGCACACAAATGATCTGTTCCCTCGATAACAAATTTAGTAGTTAGTTCAAATGTTTCATTTGCACCAAGAGCCTGATCTGATAATATTTCAAAATCAGTTCCACCACCATCATTATCAATGTAAAGATCAAAAGTTTCAGCCGCACCAGCAGTTTCTGTTACAAAAATAGAAAGAATAGTATATGTATGACCACTCACTCCATTAATTAAAACAGATTCAGAGTTTGTTACTCCAGCTGTATGAGATACTTTTAATAATTCACTT